TGACCTTACATCGTAAAGCCACAACGGAGCATCACCTTTCGGTGAAACTCTGGAGTGCAACCGGTGTAGTGTCACGCCTCGGACAACCCGCCTCGAAAGAGTCGGGTCGTCAGATTCGACACCTACCGGAGGGCTTTGGTCAACAAGCTGCGCGGATTAAATCCGTCGAGATGTTGGCCCTGAGCACTCCTTGGTGTGTCCTCCCTTCACAGGGGTGGAAGTCCCGCCTGGCACGCGTATTTGCGACCTTGTCAGCCAAAGAGATTCGTCGTAGACTTATCATCGCTGGTGAAACTTGGGCTGCAATTGCGCTTGCTTGCCGTGCGTGCAGAAAGTCGCCATTCGATCTAAGTCTTAAGAAAGATCGGGCTTCCTTCGCAACACTGCAAGCGTTAGCCAGGTGGGTGGTCTCCTCCACGCTTGGTCGCGGGCCTCAGGAAACTTTGGCCACGATCAAGTCGTGGTGCACGGCCATACGTTCCAAGGCCTTCATTTTTGCGAAGGTCCCAGGTTGTATGTTCCGTGGAGCAGTAGGGGCCCTTGGACTGACTAGACCGGAGCTTGCGCTCCAGCTTAGTTATGTCGGTAGAGCCCTTCCTGCAGGAGACCAGAAGGTGGTTAACCGTGCCCTCGAAGCACATGCTGCGATGCTAACCCGCGAGGGTATAACACCAAAGCCTGTACTCGAGGCTGCAAGGAAGTTTGCCGGAGAGTGGGCCACAACTTTTAAGTTGACGGTCACTCCTGCCGACTCGCTTTCCATGCAGAACTCGGCCTGCTTCGAGCGTTCCCTCCGTAAAGGGGGGTCCGCAAAGGAGCTGGCCAAGTTACTCGGTAAATCACCTTCACTTCCACCCTCCGCGATCCGCCACGGCATGGCAGAGGTCGCTTCTTCCCGCCGCCCGGAGACTCTTATCCTCAATGAGGTTAAGAGGCTCGGACGGAACGCAAACGACGCCCGAGTAATCGGGCTTCGCGAGCGTGGCTGGAAGTCGCGAGTGGTCACTTGTCATCGCACGGCAACGGTCTGTTTCCTACATCAGTGGGGTACAGGTTTGCGCCGTGCTCTGGCTCGTGATCCACGGATCAAGCATGTTTTGTCAGGTGAGCACCGGAAAGCAGTAGAAGTACTGTTTAAAGGTGGTCTAGACCCAACATGCGAGATCCTCTCTGCCGACCTGACCGCTGCCACTGACACCTTCCATAGGGACTTTTGCGAGTCTCTTATGTCAGGGGTCATGGACGCGGTCGGGTACGATGGAGAGTTAGGCTCGCTGGTCCTTCAACTGTCAACCGGGTCTTACGACTTAGTATACAGTGATGGGACAAGAGCAACCACACAGCGGGGGATCCTTATGGGACTCCCAACTACGTGGCCTCTTCTCTGTCTCGCAAACTTGTTCTGGTTAGAGCAAGCAAGCTTGATAGAGCGCAAGCCTCACCCTCTCCCTCGTTGTCGTGGCGGGTCACGGATCGATGGGAGACCGGCACCGCAGATCCGGCTTGTACCGCGCAGCCATAGGGAAGCCGCCACTATATGTGGTGACGACCTCTTGGCTATTGTGCGGCCAGAGGTTGGTCGGCAGTATGAGAGCAATGCACGTGAGTGCGGCGCAATCTTTTCTGTCGGCAAACATCTGAGCTCTCGCCGATTTGGTATCTTTACCGAGGAAATTTTCTCAGTTAAGTACCTATCGACTCGAGGCTACAAGCAGGTCCGCGTGGTGGTCAAAGACCCTTCGCCTGGTACTTGGGCTGCGGCTGTTTGTCAAGGACTTCCTCTCGGAAGAACAAGACTCGAGCCTCGCGCAATTCAGGTGAAGACTAGCGTTATCTTTGGAAAATGGGCTGACTGCATACCTCTACGGTGGGCAGTACGTCCAGAGACCATCGATAAGCAGGGTCCGGGCGGATCCTCTCTGTTGCCAGATTGGTTCGTACTCGGCCCTGCCGCTAGTTCGGTCTGTGACCACCTCCCCCGGAGAGTGGGAGCAGTTGGAAGAGTGCTTCGAGCAGCGCGACCAGGCCTTGCGGCTTGGTTCGCTAGCTACGGCATTCCTCCTTACCTGCCCCGCTCTCTAGGGGGTGCCGGTCTCCTGCCGACCTCTTGGCCACGGACGAAAATGTCCGAAATCACTACACGTTTTTGGCGTGATGGTGTTTCGTGCATGATCTACCGTAGTCAAGATCCAGAGAAGTTAGGTCGTTGTTGGCAAATCTCTAGGTCACCTGCTTACGCAGAGGCCATGAGAGATGTCGAAGACAACCTAGCTCATCTGGTCACGAGAGTGCGAGCAAAGGGGGCCCCAGTGTCTGAAGTTGATCACTCTTCTTCAGCCACCGAGGCTTTCGATGCTCGAGCAGGCAGAGGTATCGTCTGGAGTGTACGTCAGGGTTATCCCCTTGTACACAAAGGACTTTCTCTCTCTCCTGCAACCGTCGCCAAACGCTTGCGTAGAGTCCTTAAAAAGGCTCTCGCTAAGAAGGGTGGCTACGGTCGCTCCCGTGGGTCGGCACCCGTCCAAGCTGTCTTACTCGCGTCGCGGAATCGTTCTTGTCAGAAACTCTTTTGGGAGTCTAAGGCAATTATGAAACTGCAGTCGCGTAAGGCAGCGTGGCGGGCATCTACTGTGAAGGGAGGACATGGGTCGTTTGTAAAAACGACCGGTCGGATACCCGGGATGAAAATCCCAGGCAAGGCCGCCTTGCGGCACTGCCCGAC